TCTTTAGGACTTGCGACTGCCACGTTTCTTTGCCTTCTTCCTCGTTGTACTCCGTACTGCGCTCACTGGCCCTCTCCCAAAGGTGGCCTGAGCGCGAGCTTTCTTGTCCAGGCGGCGAACTTCGGCTCTCGATTCCTTGTCTTTGCGTTTCCCCTCAGCATCAGATTCTTTATCCAGGCGCTTCTGCTCGGCAGTGGACTCCTCGTCCTTGCGCTCAATGCCGGCTGCTGACTCAGCTCGACCACGCTCGATCTTGCCGATGACCTCCAGGTCACGCTCGTCTTCCTCGCGCTGACGCTCATCCTGCTCGGCCTGTTCTTCAGCGGTCGGTGCAGGTGGTGGCGGAGGTCTGAGCTTCTTGGCCACAGCCTGGCTGATCAGTTGCTCCAGCTCAGGCGGCAGATCCTCGTTCTCGGCTGGATCATCCAGGTTGATGTATGGGAGTTGCGTACCCAGGTCAGCCTCGACCTGCTGCCGATACAAGTAGGCTTTGTGTTCCATGACATGAGCCTGGACCACCGGCTCCAGCATCGCTACCAGGTCAGGATTCTCCGCGGCCTGCTCTTGAGCAAAACTCATGTGAACTGCGACATGCGACTCGTGGTCCTGGTTTGGATACACGGTCGAAGGATTACCAACCAGGAAGTTCATGTTCTCGCTCACCGGATCCAGGGCCGAGTCCGTGTCCTCCGGTAGAACCTGGTCCAGGTCCGGGATCCGCAGCGCCTCCAGCATGCGTCGATGAATAATCTTGCGCTGCTTCTTCGGATACAGCTCCGGATCCGCCATGACCAGTTCCAGCACTGCCTGACTCTGCGCGATGCGCTGAGTCGCTGACCAGATGTTCGGATCCGAGACCGGGATGATGTCCACTCGACCATCGAAGTCGGACTTGAGAATCGTGCGCTCCTCGCCCTGGACCTCGTAGGGATATTCCTCCACATCCATGAACTCGTAGTTCAGTGTGGCCATCATCTTGAACTCTTGCCTGGACGATACGTGCATGCGCTTGTGGATCCCGCTGAACACCTTCGAGCCTTGCTCGATCAGCGCCAGGGTCGTGCCCACTGGACCAGTATTCGATGCCTCGCCAACCATGTTCTCGGTCGTCGTGGCGAATCGCCGGCCCTCCTCTACGAGTGTGCTGACCAACTGGGCCAGGGCAGTCGATGGCTCCTTCACCGGCAGGTTGAAGAAAGCGTTCGACAGCTCGTCCGCGGTCATATCGACATCGATCCACTCGCCAGGAGTAAAACGTATCTCCCCGGCGATCTTCGCTTCCTTGGACTTGAAACCACCTTGTAGGTTTGCCACCGAGGCACTGTCGAGCAGGGCACGGATACCGCCACTGACTGCCTTCGCAAGTGAGCCAATGATATGAAGAAGTCCAAAGCCGTAGAAGCCAAGACCGGGGAGATACTTGTAGTGGGTGAACCAGATGCGCTTCTTACGCAGCTCGTCGTCATGCTTCCAGTTCCTGCGTACTGCCAGGACCTCACGAGACTCTGATTCGACCGTGATGATGTACGGAGGAGCGATGTCATCGTCCTCATCCCACGGCATGTGGTAATCGATGTGGTATTCCAGGATCGTGTAGATCGTGTCGTCGTAATGCTGCTGAGGACTGCGATCGTCTGCTACGTCCTCCATGTCGTACCTGGAGAAGCTGGTGTTCTTGTCCACCAGGATCTGCGGAGTCGGCTCCAGCCTGGCATCTTCGATAAAGGATCCCGCCGCCTGGGCCCTGAACACATCGTTCTCCGGCATCTCGTACTTGTGACAGTACCGAGGAGCATTCGCCAGGGTCCGTGCATGATACGGGACGACGAAATCCTCAGCGGTCACAAACCGACTGGTCGTCATGCCGGTGATGGGATCGATGTACACCTTTTTGAACGCAGAGCCGCTAAGGGGGAGATAGAACAGCATCTGGTCCGTTGACCAAAAGTATTCCTCGTCGGCCTCGGTAAGCTGGTAATTCATGTAATCGGACAAGCGTTCGCCCTGAAGTACCTTCGCCTCGGTCGCCTCACCAACGATGTAGGGCTTGACTGGGCCCTGCGGCGGGAAGAACTCCTCGATCGCTCGCGCCTGGAACTGCGTCGTCGCTTCAGCGATCAAGGGATGTTGCACGGTGGCCGCTCCCTTGAACGGCACATCCGAAGCCGGCTCGTCGGTCAGGCCCATGAGCCTGAGTCCATCGGTCAGCCTGTTGAAGTGTTCTTCGCGGACCTGCTCATCGATCTCGTAGTATTCGATCAGCTCGTCCGCGATACCAATTCGTTCCTGGGGAGACAGCTCGTCCGCCAGGTTGTCGTTCCAGCCTTCAGGTGATTCTTCGTTGTGATCGACATCAGCGTACTCAGCGATCTCACCCTTGGGGATCACCGAGATGGTGCCATCTTCGTTGTGCCGGATGATGTTCTTCTCGGTGGCCTGTTCGGTCTCCGTGAAGGTCGGCATCGGCTTCATGGTCGATAAAAGATCTGCTCTTACTGCCATGGTCTATTCCTTCCTATCGCAATCTCAGGCCGCTTTCAGCACCGAGCGGACTGTTGATCGCGGTGCCATTGACCTGACCTGGGCCAGAATCTTTTGTCGCGCCAGATCCGCCTGCTACCTGCCCTGGCACCCATTCTCTAAGTTCCCACCTGTGCAGCAAGCCAGAGACGATGCCATCGAGTCCACGCAGCACATACATGGTTTGAAGCTCTGCTGCTGACAGGGCACGATCATAAAGTCGGCAATCCGCCATCCACGCATTGACCTCACGCTCTGGGCTGCCAGCTACATCGACCGCTGCAATGCGTGTCGCTTTCGCACTACCCACGATATTTCCTGTCTGCGCTCCAGTGGCCACCAACACTCCATTTTCGTAATGCCTTTTGTTCGCACCATCGTAGGTTCCCGCCAGGAAAAACCATTGAGGGGCTCCAACCGGGCCTGGACTGTAATTCAAAACAACACCACCAGCCCCGGTGTCTAATACGAAATCAATATCTGCTGGCCCGGTTCCGTCATACCCTATTGACCATTCCATATCGGTAGCAAGCAGACCGTCACCCTTACCGAAACATATCGTCCGCTCAGGACCACGCTGGTTGATGTGTATCCAGAACGTCATCGACATCGCTCCGCTAAATGCCGGAGCCAACGTACCCAGGTCGATCGCTTCATCCTGGGCAGGAGGAGTATTGACGCCTGGAAAGTCGGTGGACATTAGCTGAACGCAACTGAGAGATGCGCTAATGCCCAATCGCCGGGAAGGTTCGTGCCGACTGGCGGTATCCTCACCAATTCAAACTGCGTCAGTTCTCCTGGGGTGGCGTTCACTGTCGCCATGGTGAAGGTTTGCGAATCGTACTGAAACAGTACGTTGTTCGGAATGTCTATGTCGGTCAATGCCGGCAAAGGATCCCACGCACCGATACCTGTATTGTCAGTAACGCCCCTCTGAACCAGTCGCAAGCCAACCTGCCGTGTTCCAGGTGGCGCTATTTCAGCCCTGGATATGAAGGAAATGGTCATGCTGGTTGCCTGGTCTGGTATTACAAGCTGCCATCCGACACCCTCCTGAATCGTGGCATCAAACAGCCTTACTGTCAGAGCAGGGTCAATGCTATCGACAGCGGCAGGCGCTAAAGCATTAACAAACCAGTCAGAATTGACTGGGTTCTCCAGCATCAATGGGCCGAACTGGAACTTAGCCATCTCAGCAAACGCATCCGCGATTGCTTCATCGATTGCGGCCTGAACCGCTGAAGTTGTGAGACCTTGGAGACCTCCGCCACTTAATCCACCAACCATAGCTGTACCCTCTGCTTCGTTGGCGGCGAAGATGCAGCGATTCTATCCGGTCATTCGCTCGGTGTCACTTCTTCCTGTTGAACCTGCGCGACTGCTTCGCGATCTTGTTTGACCGGCGTCGTTTCGCTTTATTTTTCTCAAGCCAGGTGGCGTTGATCGTGCCACCTGCCCTGAGTTGATTGCGTGACTTGTTGCCTCCCTGCTTGGCCATCAGCCTTTAACGAACTTGCTCTTGACAGCTTGATAGGCAGCCTTGCCTGTCTTGATCAGCCATCCACCAACCAGGCTCAGCCTGGGAAAGAAGTTACTCAGCACCAGGGCCAGCATGAAGCCGACCGATACGTCCCATAGTTGAAGATCGAACATAGTCTTCTCCCGTTGCGCGGCGATCGAATGTTACCTCATGCACCATAGAATTTCTTCGGCTGCGAGAACAATGCCAGCTCGTCATCCTTCTCATCATCAGGCAGAGCAATCAGGCCCATGCGTCGAATGTAGCCGAGCAGCATGACCACGCAATCCACCAGGTCATCGTTCTCACCGACCGGGAATGTCGCGCATTGATTGATGACCTCGTAGGCCCAGTTCCTGGGGATGTACCACAGCCGGCCATCCTTCAGGATCTGCGCGACCATGTGAGCCCTGAATACTTTGTCGTTGGTCCCAGGCTTCACGCCTCTGACTGAGATGCCGGCTCTCCGCAGCTCCTGGAGCAGCGAATGTCCGCTGGCCTTCTTCTCGATCAGCGTCCAGTCAGGATGCCATTCCGTGTTGTGCCCGATCGCCTCAGTCTTGAGATCTGGGAACTCCACTCGATCGTTGAATCTCTCCAGGAGCAGCGCATTGACCTCAGTATCGGCTTCCCGGCCTGTCGGTGAGAACTCGAACAGCCCCACGGTGATCCTGGCAGAGCAGTCATTCTCCTCGTCCTCCTCGAAGGCAGTGTCATACACCGAGATGATCTCGGTGAACTCTGGGTACGGCATCGGCTTGCCGGCTTCGGGATGATCCTGGGGAAAGCACCACTGCTGCCACCACTTCTTCTTCAGGATCAGACCGCCACCGGATGTCGGATCCTGGTTGAACTGGGCTGAGTAGTCCCTGGGTGACATGGCCTTGGTCTCGGCCTTCCGCTCCTCCTGGCCGAAGCGTTCCGGATTCAGCAGTGTGCCCTTCTTACTCCTGGGATCCTCGAAGACCGGAGGCTTATCGGTCTGGTGCCCCTTGCCCTTGTTGAAGAATGTGATGCAGTGCCGGCCTGGGTCGTACTCCATCGGCAGCATCAGGACTTCCCACCGCTCGTCCTCGCTGCTGAGGATGTGGCCAAACAGATCAGCGTCATGCGATCGCTGTCCGATCAGGATCTTCTGGCCTGTGGTCGGATCGTTGAGCCTGGATCGCAGGCTGTTGTCCCAGGTTGAGAGCGTGTTGTACCGGATCGTGTCCGAGTAAACGTCCTTCATGTTGTGAGGGTCATCGATGCAGATCTTGTCGCCACCTTCGCCGGTCGCCTTACCCAGGATCGAGCCGGAGATGCGGTGGCCACCGTGATTGTTGACGTATCGATTCTTCCTGTTGTCCGCGGGATCCAGGTAGAACGTGTCAGCGTATCGTTCCTTGAACCAGGCTGACTCGATCAGCCGGCGAGACTTCACGGCATCCCTGATTGCCAGCTCCTGGGCATAGGAAGCGAACAGGAACTGTACTCCAGGATCCAGCAGCCACTCCCACACTGGCCACAGCACACTCGCAGTCAGACTCTTGGTCTGCCGCGGCGGGATGTTGATCATGAGATTGCGAATGTCACCGAACGTGACATAGGCGAGGTGGTCGCAGATCGCATCCAGGTGCCAATTATTCTTGAATGGCTTTGGCTCGACGATGCCCCAGGCAGCCGCAACGAACTCTCTCAGATCTCTCCGATAGAACTCCGCTTGGGCTTGGTTGAGCTGCCTGGATACTGCTTCCTGGACAGTTAGCGCATCCGCAACCACCTCATAGATCTCCGGCGCTGAGCCCCTTGAACTCCCTCAGCAACGTCTCCCAGGGCCAGCGCACATCGAGGACCAGGCCATCCTCACCGTTGTCGAGCTTGGTGAGCAGCCCTGATGTTTTGACTTCTTTGCCGGTGTGGGTGTGAGCCGTGAAGCGGACCATGTTGTACTTCCGCATAGCCCAGACATGAAAGACAATGCCCAGGCAGATCGCTGGGTCTTCCTCGTTACCAGGCTGACGCAGGAATATCCAGGTATGCGGACGCAATGCCGGCGCATGCGGTTTGCTTCTGCCGATCATCAGCCGGATCCGGAGCGCCTGGGCTGCCTTCTCCAGGTTCTTTTCGTTGAACTCAGGCATCACATATCTTGCTTGTTGCGGTGGTGAGCTGGTCGCGCTTTGTCTGGGCAGCCGATGTAGGGATGCCCTGGCTTCATTCCGTGCGGATTACCTGGCTTGTGCTTCTTCTTGGAGATGCCGGCCTCGCTCATCGCGATCGCGACAGCCTGCTTCTGTGGCCTACCTGAATGGACCAGCTCGCTGATGTTGGAGCTTACAGTCTCATCGCTGCTGCCTTTCTTGAGCGGCATAGTCTATTCCTCCAGGCGGCGAAGGCGATTCTATCATGGTGTCACAGGTGTTGCTGGCGTCGATGGCACTGAGACCGCTATGTCTGGAACGGTGACATCGACTGTAGATCTGAACCACCTGTATCGATCAAAGTCTCTGCTGCCCCTCGGCTTCTCAGCGACAACTATATCCGGCTCTGGTTGATCGGCAGACTGTTTCAGGACACCAATGAATACTGGCACGGTGATTGTTCTGGGCATTGTCTTTCCTCCAGGCGGCTCCGCGGATTCTACTCTTTCCTGGCCCTGGTAGGCCAGAAGAACCACCAGGCAAACAAATTCAGGATCCACAGCGTCACCATTGCCTCGAATGCTGCCGAGCTGTGATGCGTCAGCAACCAGGGCGCACTCAAAAAAGCGTGACAGGATGTCATGGCCAGGGGAATACCCAGCCACAGAGCCATTTTAACCTTCTCCCACATCTTCATATGCTAACCTGATGCTAACCTCTAAGGGCCTGCTCGTCATCAGTCAGGGGATCGTTCTCACGCTCATTGGCCTCGTCCTCGAATGGATGGTTAGCATAGCCATGGCGCATCCCCAGCCACAGGTACTTCAGGTAGAAGACCAGCCATCCCATGCGCCTTACCTGGTACACATGCTCCAGCTCGTGGCGGAATAATACGTCCGTGACATCCTCCCTGGGCTGCTTGAACAGGACGAATGGATACAGGACCTTCCCGCGGAAGCGTCCCATGATCCATCGGCCCACTTCATATCTGAACCTTAGCTTCACGCCGGCCCTCCCAGGTTACCCAGATCCAATACACGCTCAGGCACTTCGGACAATTAAAATGCTCTCCGTATTGCCCTGGTCGATCGTACCACTTCGCATGACACCGGCAGCACTGCATCAGTCCCGGTCGCATGGATAGTATCGCTCGAAAAACTCCAGGGATTCCTCTGTCATGGTCACTGGTATGGCTTCCATTCCCAGGTTCAGCAGTATGCGAGTCCTGTGCTTGCCATCCCTGAATGAGATATGTCCACCTGACTTGACGAGTGCGTTAGCAGTCTCAATGACTTCATTCTCAGCAAGGAACTTTTCAAACTGTTCGATCTTATCGCCAATGGTCTTGCTCGACAGATCTGGTGGGATATACCCTGGATCAGTAAACCATCCAGCCTCCAGGTCTTCAGCCTGGATCAGAACCGTTTCTTGTCCGTACTGCCGGCGCAATCCCGAATAAGGATTCTTACCTGGTCGCCACTTGACGAACTTCCGCAGTCCGATTGTCGGCACATCAGCCACCACCGCACCACTGGTATCACGAGCCATCGGTACTCCGGGGCGCAACTCCCGAATCCCCACCTCCATGCGCTTGGCAAGTTGGGCTCTCAGTCATCAGGTACGACCACTTCAGGAACTCCATCAGTGGCGTCTGTGAAATCGTTTTCTTTGTCTGGATGAGATAGCAGGCCAGCAGCTCATCGAGGCCCTGGTGCAATTCCTGGTGGCGTTTCTTCAGGTCCATCCTTCCATCCAGTCAGGCTCCATGTACGCTGGCACTTTATCGAGCCCACCGTACTTCGGCACGATCACCTCATCGAAGTACACGTTCTTCGCCTCGCGCTGCTCCGCGGTTGGATTGCGATGATTGATACCACCTTTCTCCAGGATTGCTTCAGCCTGTTCCAGCGTCATCTTTGTCATGGCATAGCGTTCCAGCAGGTTACTCGCTCATCACCTTCACCCAGGTTGTGAACAGCCCACTCGCCATCCATGTAGGTCGTATCGATCAATGCGACGATCCCGTACTTCCAGGCAATGTCATCGATCGTGGTGCCATACCTGGTGTAGTCATCCATGTTGTACGCGAGGATCCTGGGGATAGTGCCTTCCTCCTGGACACGAGTGCAGGCATCCTCGACTGCTGCGTCACAGATGTCCGATGGAATGCTCAGCTCAAGGACTTTGCCTTCAGTCGGTCGCGGCATAATGCTTCCTCAAGTAACGCTCAAGCTCAGGATCATCCTCCAGCCTCACGCCGAACCTGGCCAGGTGCTGATCGAGTTGGAGGGAATACCCAAGGCACCAGCCGCCAGTGAATGCTCGCCAGTCATCGGTCATGTCTGCCCACATGCCTCGCAGCGTTTCCATTCCTACGATGGCACCGTTCTTCGCGAAGCGGACCTCATGTTCGCTAATCATTCTCTCTCCCTTTAGCTCCAGTCCTATTCTCGTTCGATGTACTCCTGGCAATGTGGGCAGTCGAATCCTGGCTGATAAGAATCAGCGAAATCCAGGATCCCTGCCTTGCAGGTGGGACAGAATGCCACCGGCAGGATTCCTATGCTGCCCTCGCAGCCACCTTCCGCATCGAGGTCGAATGGGCCGCCACAGATACTGCACTCCCGGAAGCCAGCCGCTTCTTTCGGCCTGTCTCCTATCTCCCTGGCGTCACCTTTATCAGCTTTCTTCCGAATGCTCACCGAGTATCCTCGCGCTCACCTGTTCTTTCGTCTCCATCATCGACCTGGCCAGGGCCACAGCCATCCTGTCTCCCTGGTCGTATGCGATTGTCGCACCTTCAGCCTTGATTGGGGCAAGGCCCATGCCGAAAGGATTCTCTAAGCTATGCAGTGGATCATCAACATCCGGCACTGTTGCCATCGTTGCAGCACCGATCGCACTGACAATGAAATCACGCCTGTTCATGGTGGAAGCAGCCAATTATTCTGGGCCTGGAAAAGATAGCCATGACCTGTCGTCTCCAGGTATTCGCACGAGATGTCGTAAGACATCACCGCGGCATTGTTGTTCAGCACATGCAGCTTTTCATCGAACAGTGCAGTGCATTCACTCTCCGTGAGACCGTCTTCATTGAACAATACGAGTCGCTTCTGACCTCCTGGTGCCTCCGGCGTTTGAATTGCTTCGTACACCATGCTCCAGTGATGATCCGGCGTTACGTAATTCACGAACACCGCCACCGCCACCACAGCAGCGACTATCCATGCCCACACTACTTGCGTCATGACAGATCAACCGTCAATCCTGTCGCTGGCATCGGCGGCGAATCATCTATGAGAAACGATTGCTCCGCTGGTGCGGATACTCTCCCTGACGCATCGACAATTTCCACTTGCCATACCCAGGCTCCATCTGCCAGGTCCGGAATCAGATGCGATATACCTGGTGCCGGCACTCGATCCAGCTCTGTGAAGCTGGGAGCGCCATCAACTTTGATCGAGATAATACTTTCCTTGATCGCAGTCACTGGTAAAGGATTCCCGCTCTCCCTTTCCGTAGGAAGCACCCAGCCTACTGTTGCACTCATCGTCATGTTTCGCTCCTGGTGACCGTCACGGTCAAGTTCGTTGCCGGTTTTGGATTTTGTCTGTCGTCAGGTGGTTTCTTTCTCAAACGATCCCACCACTGCTTGATGCGCTTCAGGCACACTTCGCTACGACTGCTTCTGGTTGCACACTGCCATACCAGTTCACTGAAGTCCTGGGCACCACATAATGTCCATTCACTGTCTCATCTGGATCGCACGGAGTTCCATTCGGTACTTCGCCAACAGCTACCAGGACATACTTGTTCTCCTGCGCCACGACATAGAATGCAACCATCTCGACGACTGTCAACATCGATGGTGGATTCGGTACTGCAAACGGAATGAGCTTCATGGCTTCGTTCGAGAAGTCACTTTCCTGGACGGTGGCCGCACTGTTGTAGGCTGTCGAGACGAAATAATATGTCGTCCCTTCAGTCAGGTTCGGCACGGTGAATGTCGTTGCCAATGGATCGGGAATATCAACCGACACTGGATACGGTCCACCTTGCGTCGTTCCCAGGTAGATCTTGAAACCAGCCAGGTCAGTCAGCGGTGTGCCATCAGTGTTTTGAGTTGGCGCTGTCCAGGTAAGCTCCGCTTCGCCGGCTTGCGCCGTGACAGCAAGGGCCAGGAACAGCAGCCCGATCACGACCTGGTGCAGCATCGCTACCCATCGTTTCACTACAATTCTGCCGGTCCAGTAGGGCGCTTTGCAGTCTCCGTAATCAATCATTTCCATCTCCTCTGTTTCAGTCTCATGTCGCCGCGGCCCAGGGCCTTGGTGTTCTCCATTTGCAGGGCACGACTTTTCCGCTTCGCCCCATTGAATGTTTCGTAGATTTCCGCTTTGCCGGTGGCCAGATCGAGGATGCGTCGTCCGTTACGCTCCCACTTCTGTTCAACCATACCGGAACAGTTCCTCCCTGGTCGTATGGATCGTCGGCACAGAGATGATGTCCACCTCCATGTCTTCCAGGTTATCGGCAGCGAAGTTGTAGTCACCATTGATGATGTGAGGGCCGCCCTCAACCTGGAGAGCAGCGAATCCTTGGCTCATCGCAATGATTGAGGCAGCTTCCATGGCCTCATCCATGTCCGGATCCACGCCGACTTCAACAAGCGTCTCGTGCGAGATCTCGCTGACATTATTCCAGGGCCATCGCTCATCCTCGTCGCATACGAATGTCCGGTCTGGGTAATCCCTATGCGGACCAATCTGAATTTTCTTCTCGGTCTCGATGAGTGATTCGTATGCTCGCTGCATCAACTCACTGGGATCCAGCAGCTTCCACGACTCAGGATCATGGAAGTCAGTCTGCTCAAAGATCTGGATCTCCCAGGGCTTGGCCAGGTCCACTCCGTAGAAATACTTATCGGTGGCCTGCTCGTAGCGCCAGGTGCCGGTATGCAGCAGGTTATCAGGCAGGAACTTGGGGGCCATGCGCGTAGCGATGGCGACTGTGGCCATGGCGCATGCCAATCCCTCAAAAAATGCTCTCCTGGTGAGCTTCATCGTGTTACTTCCGCTTCGGTGGCTCTCGTTTCCTTATTGGAATTGTCGGCTCTGTCTCCGCTGGTGGAGCTGCCCTTGGTTCCGGCTCGACACCTTCAGCAATGTCGATCGCTCTGCCAACATCCTCTGGCCGCTCCGCTATGATCTGGGTCGGAGGCTTACCTGTGGTTTCACCGACTCTCGTATATGCTTCTGGTTTCGGTGCCTCAGCGAGCTTGTCTCGACGTTGCTTGGCTGTCTCAGCTTTTCCAGCCTCCTCGTGGCGCTTGATGCGCCTTTTCCGTTCCTCGGCGCTTGGCTCGGTCTCCAGCTTGGTCTGACGTTCACGTTCACGCCTGCGCTTTTCTTCCTCGGTGACAACTGGCGGACCCATTGGCGCACCATATGATGGTGCTTCATCCCGCGCTTCTTTGTTTGCTCTGCTGGCCATTATTTACTCCCGGCTTCCTTCTCCAGCTCATCGAGATATTTCTGACGCTCAGTCGCCGGCTTCGGTGCTTCTGTTACTTCAGTCTCGGCTTCTTCAGTTTCAGTTTCCTCGATCTCGGTCTCCTCCGCTTCAGGCTCCGCGTATTTTTCCTCGTATTCTTTGCGCCTAGCCTCTCGTTTCGTGGCTACTTTGCATGAGATTGACGTAGGATCCTCGCGACAGATCTCTTTCGCTGATCTGCTGGATGGCATGAGTCACCTCACTTATGAGATGGGAAATTGCGAACCTTCTGCGAAGATGCCGGTCGTGATCCCTTGAGTCGCTTCATCTTAGTGATGGTGCGACCAGGATCTTTCTCAGGCACATTCAGATCGGTGCATGGCTCATAGGGAGGATGTTCTGTCGCAGGCGTCTGGAAGCCCTTGCCCCTGGTGTCAGTCATGGTACTGTCTCCTCGGTCGGTGGCGGCGACTCGTCCTCATCTGGATCGCGCACAGTGTACTGGAAAGGCTCAACGAAAGGTATCTCGTCAGGTCCGTTCATTTTAATATCCGGCCAGTCAGCTTCCTCACTGGTCAACACCAGGACGATGCAATGATTGGCCTGATCGCTATCATCCTGGATCACCTTCACCACTTTCACATCACCTGGACAATCGGTCTCCACAAAGTCATTGTTTTTGGCAGCCAGGATTGCTTCCAGGAGATCGATCCCGAACTTAATTTTAGCCAGCTTCATCAGGTGGCTCCATGTCTGCTCGTTGCGCCAGGGACATATGAAACAGCTCGTCGAGCTTTCCAAGCTCATCCTCGGCTACGCTCATGAAACATTTGCCGGCATCGATGATTGAATCCTGCGGCATGATGCTCAGCAAACAGACAGACGATACCTCGCCTCGCTCGACTGATTCGATGGCCTCGTTCAACTCGCTGACAACCTTCTTGATTAGATCCACTGGCATGCAACCAAGCATCTCGACCGGCTCTGGCTTGTCTTCCAGCTCGCTTTGCATGCGCCTGATCTCCAGGTTGGATACACCATCCCGGTCAGGCAGAATTATCTTGTGATCGTTCACTGATCTCATCCTCTACTTCGCTCAGTAGGTCTTTCCATTCTTCTCGTAGCGCAGCCTGTTGAATCAACGAATAATGTTTCGGCGCTATCGGTGGCATCGCATCTTCCGACAGCCACTTCAAATAATGATCTGGCATCTCGCCGGGCTCCTTGCCCTCAAACTCTCCGAACCAGATTTTCATTCTTCAGATGGTTTTTCCAATGCTGCCGGCAATGTTCCATGCTCCATTGGCGGAGGTGGCTCAAGCGGCGGAAGACCGCGGCGGAGCGTTGCCTTCTCCGCTCTGCCCTGATCCTCGGCTGCTTTATTAGCAGCGATCTTCTCGTCCCGCTCATGGATCTTGGCGTCGATAGTCGTCTGGTCGTAACCGACATGATCAGCAATCTGTCCCAGGATTGTTTTTTCCAAAGTCTCCTTGAGATCCACAGCTTTGTTGATCATCGCAAGCCGTTCCGCTCGCTCGTCATCGCTTTTGGCTTCAGCTCGATACGTCATACCGAACACGATGTTCACTGAAAATTCTACGTCACCGCAATCGATTTTAAGCGGCATGATCTGGCCCTCCCAGTAGTTTGTAATCACTGTCCCGAAGCATGTTATACACCGTTTTCCCAGTGCGTCCATCCTGCATGTACGGCAAGAAAACCTCAGCCATGTCCGCCTGTTCGGCTTCCACGATCGCGAGCTGAGCTTCGATCCAATCTTTGATTATTCTCCAGGCGACTCGCGCTGCCTGTTCCATTGTTTTGTCACGGCGCGTCACTCGCTGATCGTTCTGAAGAATCGAATAAATCTTTCCGATGTTCGCCGGCAACATGAACGGCAACACCATGCCATGGCATTCGATCTTGAATGACAGTCTCACAAGAACACCATCATCGTTGTACTCGTGCATGATCGCCTGGGCTCCAGCCTTAGCCAGCTTCTGCTGAATCTCTCCGCATGTTTTTTCCGGTGCTATTTTTGTTGTGTAGTTGAGAATTGGCATCCGATAAATCCCTCAAAGCTCGACACTTCCGCTCATGCGCCGGCCAGCATTCGTTTTTTATATGTTGCTCGCAACCAGGGCACATCTCACAGTCTTTGCATGAGCCCTGCTTGGCGAACGGCTTTTCAATGTAGCACGTACAGACATCGGGGAAATTTTCCTCGACCATCTTCTTGCGCCAGGCCAGCCATCGTTCGTGCAACTGTCTGGGAGATCTATGGCTTCGGGAGTTCATGGTATCCGCAAAGGCCACAGAACAGATTCTTGATGTCGTTCTTGTTGTACGAAGTCCTGCCGCATCTCAAGCATGTAATCGATCGACGATCATCGCTGAGTAGGTAGGTCAGTTCTGGCCCGGCGAGCTTCTTCAAGCCCGGCGCTACCTTGTTGCCAAACCATTTCCGAATGCGCGTACTTATATTTTCCACGAACTAAGACCTCCGATGTAGCTCGCACCCATGCCAGAAACCAGTGACCAGTCACTATCAGCAGGACAATCTGAGCGAGGATGTTGATGTCAGCACCTGCCTTCAGCATATGCGTCTTTGGTCCGAACTGGACCATGGCCTCATTCTTGATCAGTAATGAGAGAACCGATATTGCACACAAGCCCCAGGTGATCCAGACGACCAGATCAACCTGGGCCTCGGTGCCGGCCAGCGTGTTCGACGTATAGATCAACCAGGTGAACCAGGTTGAGAATGCGACCGCTAACCATTGTGACATCCTGTTCATGCGTTCTCCTATTTAGTGCAGTTTTCCTCCAGCGTCTCAGTCAAATTCTGACATCGTTCTCGTGACTGCCGGTACTGCTCTAATTCATTCTGGCGCAAAAGATTCAGCTCGGCCAGGTCACTCTGGAGCTTACTGATTACGTTTGCCTGGCTGACGCCTGCCATCATTCTGCTTTGGCAGTCATCGATCGCTGACTCTTTACTCTCGCCTTTCGCTCGAAACGGCTTGTATAGATTCTTGCTCTGGCACTTCCAGAACCAGCCAAGGTCTCGTTCGCCACCAGCAAAAGCATCGTCGGCTGCTTGCTCGAAATCGCATGGAGCAGATCTCCATGGGAATCCGATGCCACCTCCGCCGCCCTCGGTGCTGAAACTCAGGCCAAAGATCCGCAGACATTTCTCAGTGTTGTTGTTCGGAACCATGAGAATGTCAGGAGCCTGGGACTCGTAGTTCGAGTTGAACTCGACCTTCTGATCATTGCCTTCGTTGATTGCCTGGCCACCAGCCGATGCGTTCTCGACATTGACCATGGTTTCCTGGCCCTGGGTTTGGTCCTGGTATTGATCCTGGGCTTGACCCTGGGTTTGATCCTGGCCGAGATCACGATCGTCGTCGTCACTGCCAGTCGCGAGTGCTGTCCCTGTCATTAAGAAGATTCCGATGAGTGCTGCAATTCTCATTATGGATGCCCTCCTTGAATGCCAGTGAGGAATGCTACACCCATGACATACAACAAGGCGAGAACCAGAAGAACAATTACAACATTTCTGACAAATTTCATGACCATACCCTCGCTTCAAAGACTACGGGAATGAGGCAGGAAACTCAATCGATTCGCTGAGACTCCCCCTCGATTGCTCTGGCCTTTGCAGCTTTCTGTTGTATGCCTTCCAGAGTCTTGATGACAAGCTCCAATTCGTCTTGCGGCAGGGCGCTGAAGTCCAGGGACCTGGCCTGGCTCTGCCGCATATTCAGATCCAGCATTAGCTTCTCGGAGAACATCCCCAGGTGCTTGCCCAGGTTCACCAAAGCATTGGCTTTATCGTGCAGCACGTACTTGTAATCCAGCTCCTCACCATCGTCTGTCTTGATCGGCACAGCCTCCCAGGATTCGACAGCCAGGGCTTGCGGATCCGTCAGCTCAATCACCGGCTTTCCGATCAGACGAATTACACCATTGACCTTCACGGTCCTGATGTAATCCTTGATGTTCTGAAGACCGATCGCTGACATCTCGTGCAGGATCCTGGTCGTCGTCGCATCGTAGTGAGCCGCGGCCACCTCGTTCTTCCTTTCCTGGAGAAACGCGAAGAACGGACGCAACTGAGCTGCCAACTTGTGGGACTTTATGTGGGCCGTGTTTTTGGAATAGCCGGCAGCGAGCATCGCTGGATGTGGCTTCATCGCGAGCTGGACTACGTTTATCGCGAAGGCCAGTTGCTTTTTAGTGCGCGGCCAGCCTCTGGTGTTGTGAGGCTCGACTTCGATAGCTTCTGCTGGGACGCTCACGCACATGCTCCATTGTCTCCCGGCAGCCGCAGCCGGCCCACCGAGGATGTGTCGGGTGACGCTTATGATACTTGCACGGTCGGTAGATTCTCACAGTTCTCATTCCGAACGCAATCGGACCTCGCAGAAATCGCCCAAAGGAATCACCTGCATGGTCGAGATGCCCTCCACTTTTAGGCCCAGAAATTCATCAATGAGCTTTCTGGCCACATCCAATCTAGTCAGCCCGAAATCCCGCTTGCCGAACTCCTCGACCGGAACTTTGAATGACATTGTATTTGTAATCACAATGCCTCTGATTACTTTAATGAACTTGGTCCTTGCAATCATGCGGTCAGGTGTGTATTGTCGGACGCTGGGTACAGTTAGTCAATAGGAGCAAGTCATGGAAATTCTCTGCTACATCGCTGTGATCTACGTCGCAGCCGACCTCGCCGCATGCGCGTATGTTATTGCCAGGCGTGGCGGCATCAAGTCCACCATCGCTGACATCCGCCAGAACCTTGGCGTGGTAAGGGATACAGAGGATGATGACGATGTTTACGATCGATATTGAGATCACGCAATACGCGACCCTGTGGTTGGCCATAGTCGCTGCTCGCGCCTGGATGCTTCAAGCGCATCGGAGCGTGACCATCTACAAGGATGGCGAACCAGTTCGACTTTTGCGCTACTAAGCGCACCAATCTCCTCCGTTGGGGCCTTCGGGCCCCTTTTTTTATTGTTAAACAGATCCTTGCAATCCTGCGGTCACTGTGGCCTAATCGATCCTGGGTACAGTCAATAACGGAGTCAAGCATGAGTTACGAAAGAGATCGCATCACCCAGGATGATGTCCAGATGGCCTGCGAAAGTGTGCGTGATAATGGCAACGTCCACCACCTCCACCGGGATCATGGCCAGCGCAGATACACTGCCGCAATCCGCTACGGAGACTTCGGCCAAAAAGATAACCATGGCCAAGTCAAAAAAGTCTGGTGCATCGACACCACTGATCCAATGACCGACACGTTCTACTCAGACGACATCTTTGTCGTCATTGAGCATGTCAGGGCTTACCTGAACCAGGAGCCTTTGCGATACGGCGCGGTCGTGGTCTTCCCAACCGGCTACACCAGGAAGGATGCTGAAGATGCGCTCAGCAAAATAGCTGATCACATCGATCCTTACTACTATGTCCCAGGCGATCATGGCATCGAGCGAACCATCACGCATGGATACGATGACCGAGATGGAGGTCCAGTTTGGTACATCCCGTAATGCAGCCAGTAGGGAATTCTCACGAGTGCCCCTCTGGGTGCAAGTCCGCACCACAACAATCCATATAGGAGGATTGAATCATGAAAAGAGGAAAGTCACTGACTGAACTGGCGCAGGAGATCGAGCGCCGGGCTGAGTCCAAGCAGGACTTCATCGCACCAGTACAGAAGCTGTCGGCATCCGTTGAGACCGTCGATGCGCTTCCCCAGGTTGTGATGAATCTGCAAGGGCAGGAAGCCTTCCCGATCGCACCTTACGCGCACGGTCAAATGGCCGGCTACTTGGAGATCCCGAAGAAATACTACGACCGCATGCTCACTGATGCGCCGCAGATTCTGGTGGATAGTATCAATCGCTGGTTCCAGGATCATGCCAACGAGGCACGGATGATTCGTGTCCTGGACGCGAAGATGCGGGCCTTACTCTCTGATCGGTTTCGCCCGTTGGAGAATGAGGATCTTGCCGAAGCCGTGCTTCCAGTTCTGAATGAGCTTGGAGTGATGGTCATCTCTGCCGACATTACGGAACGCAAGTTCTATCTGAAGGCAGTCGATGAAGCCATCATGAAAGACATTCCGACTGGCAAGTTCATGGGCGACGGTGGTCACACGATCTTTGACACGATCTCTCCGGCTATCACCATCTCGAACTCCGAGATCGGTGCCGGCACGTTGCTGATCGAGACATCGATCTGGACCAAGGCTTGCACAAACCTTGCAACCTTCGGCGCGGCTATGAAGAAGTACCACGCCGGCTCACGAGCTGATGTCTCAGACGAGGTGTATGCCTTGCTGACTGACAAGACGAAGCAGGTCTCCGATGAGGCTCTGTGGCGTCAAGCCAGGGACATCACCAAGGGTGCGTTCAACCAGGCTCGGTTCGAGGCTCTGGCCAAGCGCCTGGAGGAGTCCACGCAGGACAAGATCGAAGACTCCCCAGTGGAAGTCATCGAGCGAGTCCGCAAGAAGTTCTCGTGGACCGAAGGCGAACGCGACTCAGTGTTGAAGCACCTGATCACAGGTGGCGACCTGAGTCGTTACGGACTGCATGCCGCAGTCACACGCTCTGCTGAAGACCTGGACGATTACGACCGGGCCTCAGAGTTCGAGCGCCTTGGTGGAGACATCATTGAGCTGCCAAAGAACGACTGGAGACAGATCGCAGAAGCAGCATAACTCCGTCCGTACCCGGACTTATTAAGGGCCTTCGGGCCCTTTTTTTTGCGCGACCAAAATCATCTCGAAAAAAAAATTTCTGGGCAAATCGGCTACGCCACTAAAGGGCTCCAGCCTGCATTTTGTCGTTTTGTGATCCTGTCGAGATGCAGTCATGCTGTCAATTTGATATAATGGTCATTCGGGTACAGTTTTAGGAGTCCGATATGCAATCACGAATGATGAATTATCACTACGACAAAGCCGGTCGCCAGCAGGTCGGTGTCTGCCTGGTTGTCGATGGCAGATCCACGCTTCACATCGTCATGCTCAGAGGGCGAGCTCTCATTCATTTCACAAAACCGAAATCTGAGGAACAGTACATGAGCCCAGCCAACATCACCCTGAAGAAGGGCCTTAGCTCGTTAGGTGGTGTCGCCAGGCGGAAGGGATCCACCAAGGCCGCCAGGACCTGGATGGCCAAAGCAAGGGAGGCAATCGCATGAGCAGACCAATCAACGTGACCTTCGGTCTCCATGACACATTTAATCCTGGGTGCGGTTACCAGGTACGCATCGATGATGCACTGTCAGGAGAGAACATTCTATTCACCAGCATCGATCCGGTCGATGGCAATGACTTACTCACAGCTCGTGATTGTCTGCGCGTCATTGATGCCTTCGTGCCACCAGCAGAGGAGAGTGGATCATGATCAAAACCTGGACCGAACACAACCTCACCGACAGCATGCTGAAGCAACTGGCAGCCGCGGTGAATCGCGCCGATGGCAGTCTCTATCCTGGTATTGGAAACGGGGCACCATCATCAAGATGTGCGCTCGCAGCACGAGGCATGGTCATGCCGATGGATCGGAAGAACAAAGCCTACGGCAATGCCTGGGACATCATCATCACGCAAGCCGGTCGAGACACACTGGCCGCTGCACGTAGGGAGGGCTGGTAATGGCCAGAGCTGTAGTCAAACAAGAGTACCAAGTCACTCTCCGTGCCGCTGATGGCAAGACGCACACCTGGCCTATCAGCGATTGCTATTTCGAGCGCAAGCTGGAAACCATCGGTCGCAAGATGCTGGAAATAATTCGTCGCGAAGACCTGACCCATCAGTTCAGCCTGGAAGATAACACTGAACAGCAACTCGATCTCAATCGCCCAGTCCAATCTGCGCTCCATGAATTTAAGTATCGAGTCAGCCTGATTAGACTGGAAGACATGACGGTGCATCGCGAGACGTTCTATGCCACCGATCGATATGTCGCAGTATCCAAGGCATTCAAATACTTCGCTCATAAACCACAAGCAGATTGCCTGGACACCTGGAAGGTGTACGGAGTTGAGGAGGTCGCATCATGAAACAGGCATTCATCGAGAAGAACTTCAAAGACGCATCGCTGGACATCATCTATGAGGCCAACACCATCATCGATGAGTACAAGGCCCAGGGATTCGTCCTGACATTGCGGCAGCTCTACTATCAGTTTGTCGCCAGGGGCATGCTTCCGAACACGCAGCAGTCCTACAAGCGCCTGGGCTCAATCATCAACGATGCCAGGCTCGCCGGCATGGTGGACTGGCAGTCGATCGAAGATCGCACCAGGAACCTCAAGTCGAACTACCACTTCACAGGTCCGCGCCAGGCAATCCAGGATGCGCTCGACACATACGAGATTGATATGTGGTCGAACCAGCCTGAGCGAGTCGAGGTGTGGATTGAGAAGGAAGCCCTGGCCGGCGTTATCGCAGGCGTCTGCGACGAGATGGATGTGCCCTACTTTGCATGCCGCGGCTACGTCTCTCAGTCTGAGCAGTGGCGAGCTTACGTCCGCGCCAGGCACTACGAGATGAACCGGAAACAGACGACAGTGATCCTGCACTTCGGGGATCACGATCCATCCGGTATCGACATGACTCGCG